TGCAAACCAAAGACTGACAAAACCATGTTCCAGTCGCACGGTTACTGCGGCACCTTTTTCTAAAGAGAATTCAAAACGGGGAGGAGGGGCCACAAAACTCTACTCCACTTCTTCAGAAGCAAACCTCCGCCAACATCACGACGATACATGGCAGGAGAGGAGCCATCTTGAGGTCCGCACCGTAGCTGGCACAGGAGGAAACGGCCCTTGGACAGGTGGCAGTGACAGGTGGAAATATATTCAAGCTCCCACTCTTGCATCATCTGACCTTTAGTGTACAGGAATAGGAACTGCAAAAGGTGCCAACGATCCAACAACTCATAAATGGTCCTTCTGCGAGATCCGGCTGCGGTCCAGTGTGTTGTCTCAGCTGCCTTAGATCTGATGGTCTCATAGGTAACAGAACCTATCGCATGCTCTATGGTGGCCTTCCCCTTGCTCAGACTGGCGATTGCTGCTTCACGCGTTGCCAAGTTGATACCAAGAGTTTCTGCAACTCTTCTAACATAATTAAGGCAGTTGCAATGCTTGTTTGTGGTTTGCCAGAGTCTCCCCATTTCCTTCTCAAGCGAACACCTGTCCTGCCGGAGACCGTTCCACATGGCAGGGAAGCCTGGTATCAAGAAGGTCTTCTTTAAGGACCTAGAGCCCTCAATCTCTACTCTCTTGAAGAGACACCAGGTTGAGCTTTCAGGGGAAACTGGACAAGGCATTGTAAGAAGACACTCAAATCCCTCCAATTCAACCTTGTCAAGAGCAACGCAGCGCGTCAGAGCAAAGGAGCCCTTAGGCATCTGTTGTAAGGTTTCTTTGCGCAGCGTTGAAAATACGTAGAGATTTGAAGAAATGAGGGGCATCGGTTTGCTTCTAACAAGGGATGTGATCCATAAGGTTCTATCATAAGGGATCTCGCATGGGTCCATAAGGTGGTCGTCAGGACCAAGATTGATAGAGCGTTCTAGGCACAAAGAGTCTTGGACAGGCGTCTCCGATAAGCAAATAATCATCTTGGCCCCAAGGTGCCAGGCAGCTAAAGAAATAGGGCCAGTAGGAGGTTCCAATATCACAACAAAGGGGCTGGTACTCAGCATTTTAGTAATAAGGCTGTGTGTTTTCCCCAGCCACATTAGCTCAGTGGTCAGAGGGTTGGGTCCCAGATTGCAGACCGCATGGAGGTGCCTGACAAAGGGTCTGGTCTGCTTGCAGAAAAGCCGGCATTTAAGAGGAGGAGACAATGAGGCGGTCTCGCAGGCAGCTGATGCCAGGCAGACAGGGAGTGTTCTTTCTTCAGAACGAATTGCCTGGCAGCAAGTTGCTTCATCAGACGTGAGGTGAGGTCTGAAGGTGCAAGGGATGAGCTCAAGAACTGTGGCTGGTAGGAGTTGGTGCCGCTGTGTCATGCTCTTGAGGTCTTGTAACAGGCCTAGAGCCTGTGTAGCATGAGCCTCCTGAGCAGAGAGCAGAGCTAGCTCCACCAAGGTGAGGGCTGTATCAGAGGGGGTGGCACAGTTGTGATCTCTGAAGAATCTTGCATCATTGGGATGTCGTACATTGAAAAGAGCTGCCAAGAGGGCAAGCCTGTCGCTTTTTAGGGCTAATGGCCTTGATTGGAGGCTTTCGTCTAACTGCTTCGTCATGCCTGCTAGCTGATAGACTGCATGCATCTTGCCTGCGATCACCAAGGAGTGGACCACTGAGTCAACAGAGAGTTGGCTGTCCTGTCCTGTTAGGAGCAAATTCTGTTGCAACGTGTATAGACCTCCAGGTCGTCTTGCCTCTAAATAAGCCCTAGCGTGACTCAGGACTGAGCTCAAGTCCATCCTGGCAAGTTCAGTTATGTTGAGATCTGAACAAGGAGAGATATTGGAGAAGTTTCCTCCACTTGAAGGAGACAGAGCAACCAATAGATGGTGCGCCATCTTTCTGCCGTAATGCACTTGTAGACCTTGTCTTCCAGACAGATCGCCAACAGGTAGGGATGCAGACCTTAAGGCAGTGATTTCTTGAATCTTCCTATGCAAAGGCATTCCAGGGTACTTAGGAGGGTTGTTGAGCTTGAAATGATGATCATTGACAGGCCGAGTGCATCCCCTGCAGTCGGTCCAAAGCCCCCATTTGCCTTGAACTGGTAATCCAAATCTATGCAAGAGCTCCAGACGAGATATTGCTGAGAGGAAAACAGTTTGGTAGCATATTGACCAGTCTTGGCCTCCTCTTGTCTGGTTGGTGGCGGTGTCAGTTGTGATGAACACATGCGACGAAAAGCTAAGAAGAGTGTTGGCCATGCTTCCTTTTGGGGAGGTTGGGTTCCCGACTCTATGATCTACTTTGCCACTAATTCTAAGGTCCTTTAGGACCTCAAGGTCAGCTAAGGGTATAGAGGTCTTCTCTTTGATTAATTGGTTCAGCAGGCCTTCTAAATGGGGGCACTCTTGAGATCGAATCCAAGGTTTGAGAGTAAGGATCTTCCTCAGGGCAACTAGTTGTTTGTCGGCATCAACAATTTGCAAGGTCCCTCTTTTTACCTTATCAGAGGTCTTAGAGCCAAAGTAAGGCCTAAACCGACCGCGAGTCAGGTAGGCGTTAGGTTCCAAGCTTTCAACGCAAGCAAGCAGAGTGTCAGGGTAGGCTGTGATGGGGAGCTCGTGATAGGGCACCATCATGAATTGCTCTTGGGGAGCAGCCATGGTGACGCCTACAATCTCGTATTCACTCCAGTGTCTGTTGCGAAGAGATTGTGCAGCAAGTGCACTGCACCAAAGGCCTGCAGGGGCCACTAGGCCACACTGCTCTGAGAGGCTTCCTTTTCTCGGCCCCGTTCTTCTTTCCTCAAGGCCATACATTAGGGCTCTGTCAAGAGCTGCCAGGTGCTCATGCAAAGCACGAGGACCTCCCTCATGCTCTTTAACCAGGAGCGCCTGTAGCGAAGTAGTGTTGGAGAATTGGCCTATAAGCCTCTGTCTCAGTCCTGCATTTGATAAGGAGTACACCAGATTTGCCAATCTAGGGTGGCAAGGTTTGATACTGAGCAGATCTTGAGCTAAAAGTCTCTCAGAGTCTTTTGCGCTGTCAGTGAATAAAGGAAGGAGTTGCTGGTTCTTGACATAACCAGTCAACCTGTCACTCAATAGGTTTCGAAGGTAGTTCTCAGGTTGAAGCGGGGTTCTGAGGGGTAGTGCTTCAGGGTCTTGGACAAGGAGTAAAGGATCCTTATGAGGTGAAGGGTCTCTGATGTCAATGAGCTTGGAAACAGCTTCTGCATAACCAGAGTCCTCTAAAGTCTTCAGAACAGAGAGATTAGCGGTTAGAGTATCAAGAGTGCCTCGATAACAAAAGCCGCTGAAGAGGGTGATTGGTAGGCCCCCAACTGTCCTGCTGATACTAAGAAGGGTCACTAAAAAGCTCTCGTCTTGCATAGCTTGTTCGCTTAGCGACCTTCCAAGATGGGACTGGGCAAGAAAGGTTGTTAAGAAATAAGCTGCAATGGGGGTCTGATCGGCTCCAGCCAAGCCTGCTCCTGAGGCATAGAGAGAGGATATGGTGGTGTTAAAAGTGGGAATTTGGGAGTTAGGAGCTGACAGCAGCTTAGACGCAAGTTTTAACCCCCTTGATACTGGACAGCCACCTATGTGGTATTCTCTTGAATACTCAAAGAGAGAGGTAGAAATCCACGACTCTTTTGGTTTTAAGATGAGGCCCAACTGCTGCATGTTTTTCTCAAGGAGAGATAGAAACTCCTCTGCCCAGGCCTGTACTGTCAGGTTTTGTGAGTCCAACTGCCTCTTTGAGGGGTGACGCAGGCAAATTACTTGGTTATCTCCTTGTCCCAGGAGTGTTGCCTGGGTTCCGTACTCGAGAGCTGTCTTTTCAATAACCATTAAAGTGGCAAGAGTCCAACCCTTCTGGCGTAGGCCCTCTAACCAAGCAAGGAAGTTGGAGATATATGTCATACCCTCTTTTGGCTCGCCGTCCGGTCCCTGCTCAGGGGGCCAGAACCTGTCTTGTACAAACACACCGGAGGCTTGAGAGAATAGGTGGGTGAGGTTATACACGCCGTTAAGACCAAAGATCTGGTCCAACAATCGCAAGAGTGGGCCTGCCGACTCATGCCTCCAGGTGGTGCACCATTGCGAGAGGTCCACAGAGATGAATATTATGTCATGCTCTGAGTACGCTTTGAGAGATGAAGACATTCTGAGGATTGTTCTTTTCAACTCCTCCTCTGACATGGTCATGGACTGGCTTTTGATGTAAGGAAAGATTTTCTCAGCAATGTTATGCTCAGTGGCTGTCTGATAAAGTCTGGCCTCGAAAGTCAATTTCCCGAAGAGTCTACCTTTGTCTCTCTTAAGCTCGCACTCCTTGAACACTCCTACCATTGCAAACCATTCCTTGGGAGCGGTCCCTTGCTCAATCTGCTCTATGACCTTCTTCAAGGAAACCTCAGGTCGCTCTAAGTATTCAAGTATGACTCGCTGGTTCTTCTTAGGTGGTCTCTGAAGGGGCTTGCCATAAATGACCTTATGGGCTGTTGGGTTATAGGTGTATCCCCATTGAGATCGGGAGTGAATCATTGCCCTATCTGACAGCAATTCTGAGGTGTCTATACTGTAATCAAAGTCTAAATGGGGTTCAAATTCAACATCCCTCCAGTGCTCATAGGCCCAGGACCCTGGCGTGGGCTCATCCCAGGTCCCTTTTTGATAGCACTCCAAGAGAAAGGGAGGCAAGCAAGAAGGGTTTCGTATAGGGGGCCAACTGTGGTGTTTTTTGCAGTAAACTCTACACCAGTACTTCTTAAAGAAACAAGCAAGGTCCTCCCCTGCAGCCTCGGCGGTGGGGACAGCTGGGCTGGTTCCTCGGGCCCTTAGTTCCATAACGCTTGAGGCCACATTGATGAAGGGATGCCCCATGGTTTTCCAGAGCCCAGACAGCTCTAATCTCACATGGGCCTCCTCAAGAGAAGCAAGAGGACGAGAGAACCAGTCCAACAAGGAGGATTTGGGTAGGTCTTCTTTCACAGTTTCAAGGAAGGTAGATGTCAATTTTATTTCCGTGTGCTTCAACACAGAGCCTATGGCCAGAGATGGCAGACACTTGAGGACACCGTATATATCCTCTCCTAATGCCTCCAGGTCATAGTCAGCCTTACAGAAGAAGGCCAGGCACTCTTGATAAAGAGAGGTGTTCGGATATTTCTTCCAGTAGTCTGCCACTCTCGCATAGAGTAGAGTGGTGAACCTGGCATCTGTCATGCCCACCACTGCAAGAAGTGTGGTATAAGGAGCCACAATTTTGTAGTCTGCTCTGTGAGGTTGGTAAATCATAAGGTCTCCAATGAAGTCAAAATGAACGCCGTTGATGGTGGCAGTGGCTCTTCGCTTCTCTTGCGCAGCTATGCTCAGTACCTGACGTCGGTTTTCTTCCGATTGCAGAAACAGCATGACAAGCTCTCGTGTTGTACAGTGATTGATTAAATCGTCGCCTAATGTGGGTACGAGCGAGTGCTCTGTCCCTCCTTTAGAAGTTCTCTGCATCCAGTTGTGGAGACCTATGTTGGTTGTTTTTAGCGCCACTCGGAGTCGTTTTGTGTAGATCTCCTGGTACTTTTTCAGCTGACAGTCTTCAGGCACCGTTCTGTCCCTCCAAGCTAGCCTTATTAAATCTCGGTAGGACCCAATCCTGTTGGATTTAATGATCTCTGCAACCTCTTTGTGGTCCTCCCAGAGAAGTCTCTCTTTTCCTGACAGGATATTGTGGATCACATAGTCCACTTCCCCTCCAAGTAAAGCACTTGAGAGGTGTAGGTCTTTCCTATAAAGAGGGGGATTGTGCCTAGGAGGCCGGTAGAGCTCCGGCTCCTCCATGGCAGGGGAGGTTGGTTTTTGTTAAGATGCTAAGCTCTACCCTTGCCCTTGCTGAGCTCCGCCTCTCACACAGAAGTCGTGTTTGTTCTTCCCCTGGCTCTCAACTCAATCTCGGAGTTTTTTGACACCTTGCTCCTAAAAGGGGCTCATGAGACCTCGTTTCTTCTTCTGTCTGTCCTTGTGCTCCATGTATATGGCGTGAAGCTCAGGACTTGAGGTGTTTGCCGCAACTGTTGAGGATCCCCTATCGGAAGGTGCTCTTCTTGCCTTGACAATCAACCAGATCAGAGACACAATCCCGGAGTAGTGGATTAAGGTATTGAGCCAACCCAGCATGTTGAAGGGAAAGGGGAGGCCAAAGTTGGGAAGGCCGATTGACTGGCCTTGTTTTTGATTCAGGACAGGACCTTGATCTCCTTGGTACAGGTAACTGCTTTTTTCGATCTTCTCTTCTAAGTACCTGTAGACCTCTCCTTCCAGGTCAGGGACCGCATAATCAGTGCTGTTGTAAACCCAGGTGTCATTCCAGGTTATAAGAAAGGCGTCCGGGTCCCCTGGCCTGATAAAAGGCAGCTCCTTGATGTCTTGTGTAGCCACTTCTTGCATCTGGCCCTGCTTATACAAGAACAGTCTCTCGTCCCTGATAGTCAGTTGAGCAGGGAGGATTTTGCAGTCGACAGAGGGGGAGGAGCTCTTGATGATGTTTGTCGAGAGGTCAAGATATCCTTGTACCCACTCTCCTCCTCTGTTTAGCCGGTAAGACAACGGCGGATCGCGAGTGCAGTTGATGGGGCCTTGTGTCTGAAGCTCATAATCGAGAACAGGAAGGCAAGGCCAAATTCCTATGTACTCCCCGCTTAGAGCGCCAAAGAGGAAAGGGTTATCATAGACAGCCCTCACATACAGCGTCGGGTTGTTTGTGGCAAGGAGTCTGAGCTGTCTTTCATGCATTACAGCAAGCTGACAGGTTGGCACCACTTTGGCGAGAGTTGGAGCGATCTCTGCAGCAAGGTAGGCGACCTTGCTGAGAATCTCACTTCTCAAAGTCTTGAGCATTTGGGCCACTTGACCGCTGGAGTCCCAAAGAGCCCTCTTTTGACGGCTAGTGTAACTTGTGATGGCTTGCGCGAGTTGACTCAGACCACCTCCACTTTTCGTCTTTCGATATTTGAGCTTAATGCTTGAGGTTGTGTTGCAAGAGGTCCAATTTTCTTCTTTCTTGCAGCCTGTTAGGCTATAAACCTCTTGCAAGGTGTCCAGGACTACAGTGTGGTTGTTAAGCAGGTGTCCGTTACCTTTCCAGGAAGATATGTACTCTTCTTGAACTTCAGAGAGAGGGGTCCAAAAGAGCCACTGCTTGTCAGGTAGCTCGCAGGAGCCCTGACTATAGTTGCAATGTATAGCGGGACCAAGCCCTGTAAACATGTGACCCCCATGCGAGGCTTGCACTGTGCCTTGTTGCCGTTTACAACGGGAGGCCTCATGTTCTGTCGTGCCTGTCCAGGTGCATCCGCAGTCCTTCCACTCATGAAATTCATCATTTGTTAGGGGTCCAGAGGTTCTCCCGGTTTCGCAAGTACCGCTCATTATTAAGCGCGCTTCCTCTTCGCTAAGAGGGACTCTTTCCTCGGACTCATAGTTTTTTGCTTGGCTGCCAAAGAAATAACAGGTCATGCTACACCTCCATTTCTCCTTAAATACCACGGTGGCAGTTGTCTCCCATAGTCTCAGGTTCTTCTTGAATATCTCTATCTTGACCTCGGTCTTCAAGTCAGTCTCTCGGCAGGCGAAGGGCTGAGGTAGGGCGTGAAGGGACAATCCTCCTTGTAGAGGGCACAACATAGGGCTCGTACGATCCAATGGAGATGAAGGACTAGGGTCACAGCACACTCTGACGCAGAGGATGAGAAGAATCAACCTGCTAAGCATCTTGTCTTGCCTGGAAGAGAATGCCGTGGGGAGTTAAGGGAAGGAGGTTGGTTTTTGTATAGAAAGGAGACCTTCTCTCAGGGTCTTTAGTCTTTCTTTCTTTCACTCTTGAGAGAAGAGAAAAGGATTCGACTCGTCCAGGAGAGGAGCGCAAGGTTCTTTGAATACGACTTGCTCGTAGCGCACCTGAAGTGGGTGGGCTGCAAAGTCCCGGACCTTCCATCCATAGGGAGCTAGGCAAACAACCTGACTTTGCGGGATCTTTGTCTTGTCCTTTTGACCTGAAGCCCTCTCCGGGTCAAGCTCTATCCTCAGATAGGGCTTTCGGTCATGGATAAAGATGCAAGCCTTTGAGTCCTTAAAGACCTTAGGGTCAGGTCTTTGTTCAAACTCGCCCTTCCGAGGAACCCTGCAAACAGGGACTGCAAGGGACACGTCTCTCATAGGCGTTTTCACTTTGACTTGGTACCAGACAGAAGCCTCTTTTGCGCGCACCTGCATCTTGGCTGAAGCCCGACGGACCTTGGGGTCCCGTGCCGGGTTGGCAGAGCAGGGGGGTTGGTTTTTGTTAAGATGCTTCACAGCTTGATCTTTCCTAGAGGCTGAAGGCTGTTAGCGCTGGGCAGGCTGGCGGTCGAGGTCCCAGGACCAAGAGCTGTCGGAGCCTGAATCTTGACAATTTGGGCCTGCGGAACTCTTGCTCCAGGATGCACCGGATCCTGGGCCAGGATCATGCCATGTTTAATGGCATTGATGTCATTGATGAGCTGGGTCTTGCTCAGCCTCTCGGTCTGGTAAAGCTCTAAGAGGCCTCCTATGCTCCGCCTCAGTTGGTCAACAGAGTTTTTGATTGAATCAAGCTTGTCGTGCAACAACTTGAGCTCATGTTGACCCATCAAGTCCTCTATTGTCCCTTGTCCAACCTCCTCCTCCAAGGCGTAGCTGGGTGACAGGGGTCCTAACGGTGTGTAGGGCCTATAATTCATGTCATCCCAAGCCAACTCCTCGTCACGCTCTCCCGCTGGTCGGGCCTCTCCTCTTGTCTCCTTCCTGGGTGCAGGGTCCTCATCGCTGCTGCTCTCTTCGGCTGGGGACTTTCGTTTCTTCCTGCTCTGATCGCTATGCCCGGCGGGGTGGTAGTCGGCGGTCCTCTGGTTCTTCTCTTTGTCTCTGTTCTGCCCTTTCTTGGCGGCGTCCCTGCTCTGGGATCGCTCTGCTTCGGCGCTGCCTCGGCTCTGGGTCTCTGCTCGGTGTCGGCTTCTGTCAGCCTCCCTCTCCGCGCTGTGAGCTGCCTCTCTTCTCTTCCTCTTGTCTTTGTCCTTGGTTTCCTCTCTCTCCCTTCCTCTTTCTTTCTCCCTTTCTTTTCCTCTGTCCTTCTCTTTCTCCTTTTCTTTGGCTCGAGCTCTGTCTTTGTCTTTTTCTCTCTCCATCTCTTTGGCTTCTCTCTCCCTTTCTCTCTCTTGCTCTGCCTCCATTTCTTTCTCTTTTTCCTTCTCTTTGGTCTCATCCTCATCTCTTTCCTTGTCTTTCTTCCCTCTCTTCTTTTCTCGATTTTCTTTGCTCTTTTTCTCACCTCTTCTTTCTTCTGGGTCCTCGTTCTCTCTTGCCCTGGCCTTGTCCCTGTTCTTCTTCTTTCTTTCTCTCCTTGCTTTGTCTCTAGCCTCTTTGACTAGCGCCTCTAGGCTCTCCTGATAGTCATCTCCGTCACTACTTTCTCTCCTTCTTTTTCCAAATAACTCCTGATGCTTATCGTCGATTTCCATCTCCAGCAGTTGGATTGCCTCTCGTCTCATAGCCTTGGCAAGTCCTTCTTCAGACCGAATACCTCCTGCAAAGGCCTCTGTTAGGTCCTCCATTGCTGAGTCCTGGTTGCCGGTTGCCTGCCCTGGGGGTGAAAAAGAGGGGGGGGGTTGGTTTTTGTTAAGATCAGGCCTCATCTTCAAGCTTTAGTCCTCTTAGTTCATCAAGGACTGCATCCCAGCGGCTTGCCTCAGGAGTGGCGGGACTTCGCAGCGTTAGGACGTTGGGAGCTGCTCTGGCCAGCTCGCTCTCCAGGATAACAAGGTTTTGCCAGCTGTAGAAGCGCGACCCTCCTTGCTCTCTGCGCCTGCGATATGTGAGAGCTATGGCCCTGGAGCCCTCTTCTCTATCCTTCCTCGCGTCAGACCTTAAGAGCTGAAGTATATTGCTCTGCCATTGGACAAATCGAGCCTGCATGCACTTGTCCAGGTCTGCGGTTTCTGTAGAGCTGTCTGAGTCGCTCTCACTGCTGGTGCTGATGAAGATCTCGTCACTATCAATCTCAGACTCCTCGTCTTCGTCCTCCTCTTCGTCCTCCTCCGACACTTCCTCCTCCGGGCCTGCAGCCTCGGGATCACTCCTGGAGGCGCAGGGTGGACCCTCTGCTCCTTGTTTCTCGTGGGCTTGATCCTGCTGATAGGTCTCAACAGCCCAAGTAGAAGCCTCTTCCTCGCTCCCCCTCTCCTTTGGCTCCTCTTGGCTATCCGAATTCTCCTCTGGAGGGCACTGATCTCTATGCCGGGCTACAGAGTAACCAGTGGCAGAGACCGCAGTCGGCTCCGTGGAGTCGATGCCTTCCTGGTTGGCTTCTGGATTCATTCCTCTTCCTGCTCTCTTTTCTCTCTTTTCTTTGTTCCTTGGGGGCTTGTGGCCTTGAGAGGGAGGGGGGTTGCTTTTTGTATAGATTTCAATCTGCGGATGAATCATCACCGTCACTGTCATCCTCTCTCCTCCTTTTCTTGCCTCCTTTCTTAAGCAGCCCTGTGATGTCGTGACCCAGAAGCCCCAACTTTTTCACAAGGTCTTCTGTAATCTCCCTTCTGGTCTTGATGGTCCGGAGCGCCTCTGCTTTCAGGATCTCTTGGTTCACATTGGTAGGCAGGTCGGAGAACTGCATTCCTGCTCCTACGCGCTTCTCTGTTTGGGCGACTGATCGCGCTGCGAAGTAAAGGTTTGGGTACTGCCTGTGATGAAGGGTTTCGTCTGAAATGCCCAGGGCTCCTAGGTAATCAAAGTCTTTCCCGTGTCTTTCTTTTGCTTGCTGATAGGCCTCTTCAAACTTTAAGGCTTCCTCCGCTACTGCACTCTGAAGCAAGACCCTCCTCATCGGCTGCACCTTAACCAAAAGGTCCATCTCTGCAAGCATTGTCATTCCATGCCCCTTGTAGACTAGCCTAACTTGCGCTATCAAAGCTTGGAGAGTTGGGCCCAGCAGGCTGTCCTCGTAGTCTCTCACGGCTCGAATGAGCTCAGCTTTCAGTTTCAGTCCTGCGATTCTCTTTGAATCTATCAGAGACAGGGACATTAATTTCTGCTCAAGGCCGGGGTCTTCTGACAGCAAGTTTTGTATGCCTCTGGACCCTAGCATAGCACTCCATCTCTTTCTTATGTACTCTGAGTTTTGGTTGGTCAAGGGTTTCACAATGAAGCACAGTGTGCAGAGGGTTATGTAGGCGCCGATTTGGACCAACTTGGGCCTTCTCTCAACTGGAGCCCCTTCTATCTCTACACCTTTGTTATTTACCACTCGCGTCACAAGTTCCTCCCATCCCGGTACCTTTAGCAGCTCAGGGAAGCATTGGACTGTGCAAGAAATCCCAATTCCTTCGAGTTCCTGCTCTTCAACCGTAGATAGGAGAGCGTTGTTGTTTGCAGCCAGCGCAGAGAGAGGCCTTGTATAAACTGGAGCCTTCCTTATCTCAGCTCCTATCACCTCTATCTGCTCTTGGTTGTGAAACTTGTACAGTTCCTCTAGCTCCCTCTGGAGCCCTGTGCTTCTCGCAGACTTTCCGCCCTCCATGTCAGGTGTCTCCGCTGCTCTTCGCTTTCTTGACCTGGTAGCCAGCTTGGGGGCGTGCCTGGACAAGTAACAGGGGAGGTTGATTTTTAAGGAGAAGATGCAGCTTGATCACATGAAACTAAGTTCATGCTTTGCC